GGTTCTAATTTTTGTTCTTTACCAATAGCTACACTCTTTGCACCTAAATTAATTAGTCTATCGTAATCTTGAATACTATCGTAACCTGTAAGCTCACCACTATCAAAAGCAGAATCTAACGCCTGCATTTGTTCTGCATTTAACTTTCTAGTGTCTAGGTTTTTTTCGTTAATAGCAGTTTGTAACTCTTTAATAGTAGGCACTATTAACCTCCAATTTGAATTGTGTTTAAGATATCTTGTCTACTTACTTGATTGTTAACTTTTTGATTTCTCATAAAGTCTTTATTTTTTCTTTCATATTGTAAAGCAACACCAGGGATATCCATAAAGTTATCTTGAATATAAGATTCTTCTCCACCATTTAATTTAAACTGACTTAAATAACTACCAGCTTTTTCTGCAAATTCTTCTCTTAGTTGTTCGTAGTTTAGTCTAATAGTTCTAGGTGAAGTAATGTATTTAATAATCTGTGTACGCTTAGCAGCGTTATCAATATCTTTTTGTGTCAATCTATCTTCTGATTTGTTTGCGTTTGCAACAATGTATTTCATACGTTGTTCAATCAAAGCAAGTCTAGTATAATTTCTTAATTCATCTTCCGTTGGTCTGTAGTTTTTAGCAATGATTCCAGCTTTCTTTAATTGTTTTTCAACTTGTTCTGCTCCATTTTTTCTAGCATTTTCTAAATCTGAATTAAATCTTTTAGTCATATTATCAGATTCTTTTGCAAATATATTTACTTTGCCTCCACTTATATCAAATCCTTCTCTACCTGTAGTTTGTGCCATCTCTGCTCTGATTTGATCATCAATAACAGAACTATCTCCGCCTACATTACCACCTGCAAAAAAGTCTAATGTACCAAAAGCATCCTCAGTTAATAATCCTAAAGCAGCTTTAGTTCCACCTTCTCCTGCATTTTTAATTACAAACTCTACCATTTTACCACCACGTCTATTGTCTTCTAAACCCATAAGAGCTTTGTTTTGTTTATCTGGATCTTCTTTTACATCAGTACCTGTAAAATTTGCTGCTGAAAAAGATTGTTGGCCTGTATTAGGATCGTATTGTCTTGTGTAATATTTATTATCTTTACCTAAAGATACTCTGACATTTCTAAAACCACCTGGTACACTTGGGTCACTTACTCTAACTGTTTTATCTCCACCCGTTAACATTCCTGCACCTTTAGCTTTATCTGATTTCATTTTTAAGAAAGCTTGAGCTAACTTCATATCTGAATCTTGTTGTTTTAATTTAAGACCAATCATAGCATCAGCACTAGAAGCTAAAGTCTGACCTGTAATATCTAAAAATCCTCTAATACCTTTTTCAGGAGATTTACCTGATAACATTTGACCTGCTGCTCTCATCATTAATAAATTATTTAAATTAGAATTATCTGAACCAGTCATTTTATTTATTTGATTTTTAAATTGTAAGAACTGACCTGATAAAGCATCAGTACCTGCTAGTTCATTACCTGCTGCAACATCTCTTTTTCTTTTTTCTATCATATGTTGAATTTCTGCTGGTCCTTCATTTCCTGTTATAATAGGAACACCATCATTATTAGGAGCTGGCATATTATCTGCAGCTACTGCTCCTTCATCTCTTTGTCCAACCATAGACTGTAATGTGCTTAAATCTACATTAGATTCAATAGCTATCTGTTTTAATTGTTCATCAGTTGCTTCATTAGGATTAACACCTAATTTACTTGCAACTTCTTTTACTTTAGCTACAGTTTTTAGTTGTGCATCTAATGCTTTTTCACCTTCTGTTAAAGGATTTTCAATACCAATAACTTGTGGAACAAAGTCTTTTGTGCTTTCTTTGTATTCTTTTAAATTTTCTGTAACTCTTTTTTTAGGATCAGGTTCGTATTTAGGTTTCTCTTGATATATTAATCTTTCTTGAATATCTTTAGCATAATCTTCGTTAGTCATCTCTCCTGGATTAATTTGAGCAACAACATCTGGAGATATGTAAGCTCCTGTAACACCTGTACCAATAGAACCTATTGCAGTCTTTCCAGGATTTCTTACTAAGGTTTGAGCAACATCTGTCATTCTAGGAGATAAATATTCTCCTGTTTCTCTCAAAGCTTGTATACCAGATCGTTTTGCAGATGATGGTAAGAAAGCAGCACCAGGAACAGCTAAAGCAGCACCTTGTAAAAATTTACCTGTGTCTCCTTCAACAACACCTTGTGCCATATCTTGAGATCCAACACCTATACCATAACCTTCTAAACCAACTATACCTGTTTGAACTGCAGGTCTATTCATAAAAGCAGAAACTTTAGGTGCAAGATATCTATAAGCTGGAGCAGCGCCTGCTCTAATCATATTACCTGCTGACATTATTCCACCAAGAAAAAATTTAGGTACTTGTTTAGGATTCACCTGTTGATGAATCTCTTGTGCTCTTTTTTTAAATAGAGGTCTGTTTAATGTTTTATCCATTAAACTACCTATACTGTTCTGCCCATGGCCATTGCCGCAGCCGTTGGGTTTTTATTCAACATTGAGTAAGTTGCGTATGCACCAAGTCCAGCTCCTGCAGCTTGTGCTAAAGGATTACCACTAGATCCTGGTGTTGTGGTCTGTGTTAATGAAGACTGAGATGTTGGTCCTGCAGCATAGATATTTTTTAAGAATTCAGCTCTTTGATACGGTTCGTATGCTCTTTGTAATTCTGTCTGTCTTGTAGCATCTAATGCTTGCTGACCTAACTGTCTTTGTAAACCACCTGCAGCCATTAATTGATTAATGTCTGACTGTGCCATATTTTGTTGTTGTTGACCTAATGCACCTAACAACTGACCACCTTGTAATCCTATTCTTTGTTGGTTTTGTGCTGCACCTAATGCAGTATTAAAACCTTGTGCCTGCGCTTGGCCCATTGCTGATAAAGTTCTTCCTTGAAGTTCTGCTTGTTGAACTCCTTCACGTCCTCCACCAAATGCACCAGATTGAATAGCTTGTGATCCTAATGTATTCTGCATCATTTGTCCTTGTCTTCCAATTTCATTTGTAACATATTGTTGATAAGGATTTAAAAATTGAGATATTTGTTGTGCTCCTACAGGGGCCATTGCTCCTTGTACTCCAGATACAGCAGAACCAACAGTAGGTTGACCAACACCTGTAATTCCAGAAGCTGTAATACCTTGTTGCTCTAAAGCACCCATAGGTGCTACTTGAATTCCAGGAATGTTAACTGGTTTTTGTGCAAGTGATGAAGCTATGTCCATCAAACCAAGTTTTCTTTCTTCTATACCCGGTGCTTCTCTTATGTATTGTGTAGTAGTTGAAGGTTGGCTTCCGCCACCGCCTCCACCGCCGCCAAATATACTCATTTGCTTAACTCCTTTTGAAATTCATAATGTTTAACTTTCCAATTATATTTAGTCATAATTTTTTTATACCCTGGTCTCATTAATGCAGTTACTCTTTTACAATTATTTACTTTAGCAAAATCTTCTAATGTCTTTACTAATTTATCTGACCATAAATTCATTTTCTTACCTGTACATATTAAACCCTGTAATTCTTTAAAGTTAGGGTTATCAAAAAATCTACTAGTACAGCATCCAAATACTTTGTTTTCTCCATCATCATCAGTTCCAAACATAACCCATAAATGCATTATATTTTGTTTTAATAATTTTTTTATATGTTTAGCGTCAGCATATTGACCACTAAATTTTAACGCTTCTGCAATAAGAAACTCTACTAAAGGCCAAAAGGTGTCTATTTCAGTTGGCTTAATAGTTAATACTTCTACGTTAGCTTTAATTGTCTTTTCTGCTTGCATCTAAAATATCCATAATTCTTTTAAAACGTTTTTGTTGTTCGTAAAAAAACTCAGCACCTTTTTTTCTTTGATCTTCTTTATCAGAAAGATTTGCACCAGCAATAATACCTGCTCCTCTTACAGCAGCAGATCTAGATACAAATTCACCATCAGCTAATTGAGCTAACATTGTATCTTCATTATCATCACCCATACCAGCTCCGTCTGTAACAAAGCCATGAGCTCTTACATAATTATTAACATCATTTTCACTGTGACTAAATTTAGAAGGTAGTGCTTGTCCGCCTGTATTAAATTTTGCAACTGAAACTATACCACCTGTTTTCATAGCAGGTTGATTTTCACCTAATATTGCTTCTACTGATTGATAAGTGTTTTTATCTTCTAGTGGGTTGTCTGAATATGTTCCATCATCATTGTATGTTCTAGTTTGAAAACCTGTAGGTCCTCCTGCAAAACCACTCTCCATAAGTTTTTGATAATTTTTATTAAATCCTGGCGGAACGTTTGCCATATCTTCTCCACCACCCATACCACCAAGTAAAGGAAGAATTGCTGAACCTGCTGCAACTTTACCTGCAGTAGTTTTTGGAATAAATTTAGATAGTAAACTTCCCTCGTTACCAACTAAACCTTGCATAGTTCCTGGATCAGTCATTCCTGAAAATCCTGGAGCAGTTGCCGCTTGACTTCCGGCCACTTGTGGAAATAAACTTTGTATTCCTCTCATAGTAGCTGTCTGACCAAACTGTTGTCCTAATGTAGATCCTGCTAAAGTATTGGCTCCTGCTTGACCAAAGGCTGATAGTCCACCAACACCTGCCATACCACCTAATTGGCCCATACCACCAATCATTAAAGCATCTCTTAAAGATCTTTTAGTTGATTTTCCTCGAAGTTTTTGTACGCCAAATGTGGCTAGTGCTAATGTAAATGGATCCATAATTTATTCTTTTAAATATGGATAATAATATCATTTTACTTAGCTGTTTTCAACTCGTCCATAAAGGTACCCTCGTATTGATGTTCTCCAACATGGACAATACTATCCTTAACGTAAGCATAGCACTTGCCTCCTAGATCTTTCCAAAGCTTACAAAAAGAGAAGTCTTCTCCTAGGTATGTCTTGGTTTCAGGGTCGTGTATACAATCAAAAAAATTCCACATATTAGGTTTATTTAAATACTCACCATTTATAACAGTTTTCTGTATAATAGCTTTGTCTGGATAGGCTTTTATCATTTTATCAAAAACAGATCTTTTTATCATCATACATCCTGTAGGACTATGTGTAACTTCCATAACACCATCCTCTATCATAATGTCTTTATGGTTTTCTACTCTCATAGGATAAACATTTAGTGATTTTTTTAAATCATCAGCTGTTTTAATAGATCCATTATTAATTCTTTCCACAGCTTTATCCCACATTATAGTTTTTAAAGGGTAAGGAACGGACAAAATATCTTTATCTTTTTTAATCATTTTAATAATGGTCTCAGCTTTAAAATAAATATCAGAATCAATAAATAACATATGTGTAAAATTAGATTCTAAAAAACCAGAAACACATAAGTTTCTTCCTTGTGTTACCAAAGAAGATTTCATTAATTGAAAAGTTATTTTTATTTTATGTTTAAAACATAACTGTTGTAGTTCTAGTAAAGCTTGAGTGTAGTGTATTGAACATTCACTATGAACTGGTGTAGCTACAAATATAGAATATTCTGATTGTCCGGTGTCCTGTTTCCATAAAGGTGTAACAGCTTTTTCATATGGAGGTGCTTTTACTTTTAATTCTTTTAAAGTTTGATATGTATCTTTATTTATTGTTTCTTTCACTAATGGCTCCTTTCAAAAAGCTTGTCCATTCCATTCCTTTTTTCTGCCAACTATAAAATCTTTTATAGAATTTTTGTTGTTCTTCTAAATGTTCTTGTATAAAATCTTCATGTAAATAGCTAGCAGCTACTTGTATTGCATTGGCTGTATCTATGGCCATAGTTTCGTAATTTGTTGAGTAGTTAACATACACAGGCCACTCAGAACATGTTTCATATAAAGCACCAAAGTTATTTGTAATAACATGAACACCAGAAGCTAGTGCTTCAAGTGCAGACGCACAAGATGTTTCTTCAAATATAGATGGATAAACAAACATATCATAGTTAGGCATCATCTCTCTAATATATTCGTTAGGTTTATATCCTATGTAATTTACATTAGGAAGTTTCTCCGCTTGTTCATATAATTGTTTAAATTGTTCATCATTAGATTTTTTAAATTCATCACCATAGACTTGCGTTGAGCTATACACATCTAATATAATATTAGGATTTTTTACATCTTGCATTGCACGTAATAATACATTTAAACCTCTCCAAGGTGTGCAGTGGTGTATTAGTT